TAAAAAGATGAAACTGTCTCCGCCTTGGATTGAATATTATAGAAAACTTGAGGCTATGTTTGGTCCAGACCCGGATATTAAAATTGAGTTTGACGAGGACGAGATGCATATCAAGCTGTATGTTGAAAGTCATGAAAAAGCTACTGCTCTTGATGAGCTTCTGCCTGTACAGAAAGATTTTGGAAATGTATCCGTGTTTATCGAAGTAATTCCGGCGAATGATGAACCGAAGAGAATTGATTATATTAAGAGAGCGTTTGAGGGCAATCCGGCATTTTCTTATGCCACAACCATTGAAGGAATTATGTCGAATCCGATTAGTTATGTCGTATTTAAACCGGAAGTTATCCAAATATGGAGTGATAACTTAAGTGACGTAAATGGTCTCACTACTACACTTATGGCTGAAATTGCCAAGGAAATTATTGGGCAGGATGACGGAATATTCTACTGTACTGATAAGAAGGAATAATGTTTTGGCGTAGTGGAAGCTGCGCCAATATTGGGGCTTGGTGTAAAGGCAGCACAATTGGCTCTAACCCAATTGATCTCAGTTCGACCCTGAGAGCCCCCGTTTTATGCGAGAAACGCAAGGAGTAATTAACCTGGCGTGAGAAGATGGACTCCTGCTCTTCTCTTCTCGCATTTATAATAAAGCAGGAGGTTCAATATACAGGAGGAATAATTATGAACAAAACAAAGAGGACAATTTTAACTGATATTGGTTCTGTAATGGATTAGGAAACTGGGGAGATAATCGAGCCGACTTCTGATCATTATAGAATTACAATAGAAGAATTTTTAACGAATAATACAGAAGAAAGTATGAAATATTTTATGCCGGATATTACTTTCATTAAGTCTTTTAGGGGTAATGGAATAATGTTAGATAAAAAATTAACCAATTCCGAATTGGCTGCTACGGTATTTTTGTCTGATTTTATTTGTTACAATGATTGTGTTTTGCGAAAAAATGGAGATAAACGTGGTTCAGCTTTATCTATTCGAGATCTTGCAGAATTGCGAGGCGTAAAATATGATTCTTTTAGAAGAACTATGTACTCTCTAAGGGATAAAGAAGTTATTGGATTTCATGATACCGGGGATGAAAATGGTACTCATTGGATAACGGTTAATCCATTCATTTTTTGCAGAGGTGTAAAAATATCTGTATGGGTTATTGATTTTTATGCTGATACAGAATGGGCAAAAATAGAACGACAGCGAATTAAGGAAAATAGAGAGAAAGAGATATCGGATACCTAAATATCTCAAAATCACCAACTAATTAAATGAGTTTTTATTTATTGAGGGTGGTAAAAAATTTGCCAACTTGGCATAAAATTTGGTAAAAAAATTACCAACCTGTGAAAATTTTTACCAAAAATGATTAAAAGGAATGATATTATGAAAGATTTATACAAAAATACTCGCGAATGCATTGACAAATATAATTAGATATATGATACAGTTTTAAATTCAATCGACGAGACGACAAATGAGTAGGATGAATTTGTGCAAAATTTCAGCCTGTATCTCGCACATGCATTGATTAAGGATGCTGGCTATGATCCAAGAAGTCGTGAGGAATTGTGTCAAACAGCTGATATTATTAATGATGTTTGTAGATGATTTTTGACTGACAAAGTCGTATCCATATTAAAACTTGCGTTTCTAGAGCGCGACACAGCTAAGTTAATGGTTATACGCTGTTTATATATATTGGAGGTGATTGTATGAATCAGATTAAAAAGACAGCCGGAGAAGTTGTTAATGAGGTTGTGGCGATTCTCGGGAGTACTGCCATTATGTTTTTAATGCTTTGGGTTGTAATTGCTATTAAATAATGTCTATGTTGGTGCGCAGAGGAGTATCTGCTCTTCTGCTTCGGGTTCGATTCCTGATGGTAGAATTTGGAACAAAAACCGTTGAGGTTTTTAGAGGAGCCGATGCCTGCATTGGTTCCTTATTTTTAGAGTATGTGGTGTAACGGTAGCACACTTCGCTTGGGACGAAGAAGAGACGTTCGACTCGTACATATTCTATTTTTGCTGATGTGGCGCAACTGATGGCGCAATGCACTTGTAATGTTTGGATGTAGATTCGATTTCTACCATCAGTTTTATGGGGACTATCCCCGTTAAAATGAATAAAAGGAGGAGTGAGATTATGATACGGCTGAAACCAGCCCTCACGGAAGACGAGGTTAAGAAAACGGGCGTTGCTTAGATTCGACAAGCCTATAATAATCTCGCAAAAGATTATAATAGACTTATAGATGGTAAACTATATTACTGTCATAAGTGTAATGAGTTTCACGCAGTCGATGCGTTTTATAGTGATAAAAGATATGCAAGTGGTCTTTTCCCGATTTGTAAAAAGTGTCTGATTGGTATGGCTTGTGACTATGATAAGAAAACCAATCAGTATACAGATAATCGAGAAAAAACAATGGATGTTTTAAAGATGATGGACCTTCCATATATTGATTCAATGTATCAATCTGCGCTTACATCATGTGCGGAAGATGTACAAGATAAACATAGGAATACGGCGTGGAGTCATTATATTACTGTAATTAAATCACTCCCAAATTGGCGCGGTTTAACGTGGAAAGACTCTGAGCTTCCGGCAGATTATCTGGATGAAGACGAAGAAGAAATTAATGAAAATTCTCGCATACTAAAACAAGCAAAAAAACGTTTTGGTGACGGATACACCAATGCAGACCTATTATTTCTTGAATCAGAATACCAAGATTGGATTAAGCGCTATGCATGTGAAAACAAAGCGCAAGAAATATTGTTTAAACGTATTTGTTTTAAAGAACTTGAAATAGATAAGGCGCAAAAAGCCAAGAGGGATACAAAGGAATTGGATAAGACCTTGCAAGATTTAATGGGCAGTATGTCTCTTAAACCAAATCAAAATAATTCCAATGCTCTCACGGAGGCTAAAACATTTGGTTAGTTAATCCAGAAATGGGAAGACGAAAAACCTATACCTGAGCCAGAGGATGAATTTAAAGATGTCGATAAAATTGGACTATATATCGACGTATTTTTCAAAGGACATCTGTCAAAAATGATGGGATTAAAGAACGCATTTACTCCTCTATATGATAGGTTTATGAAGAAATATACCGTTAAGAAACCCCAATATAACGAAGATGATGATACCGAAGTATTGTTTGATCAAATTTTCGGACCAAAGATTGAGGATGAATAATGGCTGAAAGAAAGAAGAAATCTGTTCAGGAAATTGCTCAGGATAAAGAACAGAAAATAATGAATACTGTTGCTTGGAGATGCGGGTATTATCGTGCGAATCCATAGAGATTCGTTTCCGAAGTACTAGGCATATCTCTTAAGTGGTTTTAGAAAATACTGATTTGGGCAATGATGCATTATAATTATATAATGTATCTTGCCGCTAGAGGTTAGGGCAAAACTTATCTTACAGCATTGTATTGCTGTGTTCGTTGTATACTATTTCCAGGTACTAAAATTATAGTTAGTTCGGGTACGTTAAAATAGGCGAATGAAGTCTTGTTGAAAATATAGGATGATTTCATGAAGCATTCTCCTATTCTATGTTCAGAGATTGATAAATGTAATGTTGGGCAGAATGATGCAACAATATCATTTAAGAATACGTCTTGGATTAAAACTAGAACGAGTACAGAAAATTCGAGGTCTGCTCGTGCCAATTGCTTAATTGGGGATGAATTTCGGATGATTGATGAGAATATTCTGAACACTGTTTTGAGAAAGTTTTTGACAAGTCCAAGACAACCTGGATATTTAAGAAAACCGGAATACAGGCATCTTCAAGAACGTAACCTTGAAATATATATGTCATCCGCATACTTTAAATCTTCATGGGCATATAAAAAAGCCCAAGATTATACTTTGAACTTTTTTGATGATAAACGTAAGTATTTTATAGTCGGATTGCCATATCAGATAAGTATCATGGAAGGACTTTTGTCTCGTGAATAGCTCGAAGATGAAATGGCTGAAATGAGTTATAACGAGATGCTACAAGCCATGGAAATGGAATGTTTATGGGTCGGTGACGACGGCGACAACTTATTTAAATTTGACGACATCAATAAACGCCGGAAAATCCGTAATGCGTTTTTCCCGCTGAAATTTTATAATGATAAAATTAAAATTCCACCCTTAGCATAGGCAGAAAAACGAATTCTTTCTGTTGACGTCGCCCTTATGGGATCAACAAAAAAGAAAAAGAATGATGCTTCTGCTATTTATATAAATAGTGCTATATAGGCAGACAATACAAGCTACCAATCGAATGTTGTATATGTCGAGACA